GGGGGGGAGGCAGCTGACTTCTCAGTCGTATTTGTATTCGTAGTCGACTTCAAGGACTCTTCGGATTTCAGCGGAGTCGGCGTAGGTCTCCGTGTCGGCGCGTTGAAACCACTCTTCGAGTTCGGTACCCTGAATGTTGTATCGACGGAATACAGCAGCGTTACTGAAGGTGAAACCGACAGTGTCACTGAATTTGTGAGACATCTCATGGTCGTAACGTTTCTTCAATGGGAACCTGGATCGGAGGTCATCAACCATTGGAATACGTGTATTAGGATACATGCTTTGTATCAAAGATCCTTGGAATTCCTTAGCTCGTTCGTTTATATCGCCACTACCGGGTAGATCACCTTTACAGCGACCACTCGATCGTAGGAAGACGCCTAAGTTCAGCAAGGGTCTGTAAACGCCATTAACATCTTCACATGGAGAAGTTTTTAGAAATTGTACACGTTCGAAAGTGTCTGCGGGGTCTAACGTCACAATATATCCCGCCTGTCTCCATGCTTCTCGGATCTCCACTTCCGTATTCACTTCCATCATAGCCATCTGGTTTGCAGCGACCAGGCATGCTAGATTGTTGATAAGGGTGGTTAGTGTTGATCCTGAGGGCAATACTGGTTCGCGGGGTTTTAGCTTCGTCCGTGCTGGGCTAACATAACTTCGCACCTCGAAAACTTGCTTACACTGATCAATGAGAACATCAATCTCGTCGCGAAATTCAGGAGGTGTTACTTCTGATAGCAGTTGGAACAAAGCCAGTGTATGTGACGCGTCGCAGCTACTTATGTCGATGTTGTATCGACGAACACCATCTGCGGTCTTGATAGCAAGGATTGAATCGTCACTATGATAATAAAAGACGCGATCGCAGCTGGGTTGTAACATGTCATCAAAACAGGCTTGCATATTCTCCACTGTTGGTTGCTTGGTAAAAACGACTTTCAAAGTCACTTCTCCAGCAGCATTGCGGAAATACAGCGGTTCGCATAGCGATGTTTTGAGTAATTCTGTGATTATGAAGCCGGCGAGGGACGCGTTCACGCCGAGATCACCGATCATCCTAATGATCTTTCCGAATTTGGCGAGTTCATCTGTCTTACACTTATACCACGTTTTGCGGTGCCACTTTTTCCTATCTCCCTTAATTCCATCATTTCCTATTTCCTTAAAGCCTAGTTCTCTTAATTCTCTCTTTTGGTGTGGCAAATGTACTCTCCATTCGATTTCGTCCTCGACTCCCTCATAATCTTGTAGAGCTTCGAGAAACCGTTGGGCTACTAACAACAAGTTCCCCCTTAATACTGTTGCGTTTGCTTGGTTCTCTCTCAATTCTACGTATTGCTGTCTCATAGCTTGTAAGTATTCATCAGGTTGGAGCGTCTCCTTGACCCTGGGACAGAGTTTAGGCACATTTAAAATGCGCAGAAGACCAAAGGATTGGTTGTAATCGTTGGTTGCGATAACACTTACTGGTAGATACACAGCAGGTCCAAAAATGGTTCGATAATTCCCCTTAGCGCGAAACTCCCCCGTGTCTCGCAACTCTGGAAAATTAATTGATGGTTGCACGTGTTCAACCCCATCAGCAACTACTAACCTCTCCCCGATATATTCGCTCCGTCTCATATCAAATTTACCGTTATCGACAAACAATGTCCTGACATCTGAGTCAATAGGGTAAATGCGCCCCACCGGATTGCTTAGGATCCCCAGTCCTAAGCAGGGGGCTTCTGAAAAATCGACAGGAACGCTCCTCCGTAGTAAGTTGTCGCCTTCCTATGTGTATCCAGGCGCGTTTTGATGTAATGTGCTTTGGTATGTAACCAGACATCCCTGTCATGCACATACATCCGCTGCCAGGTCCTCGATAGGAAGTCATTCACCTGTACGTCAAACATTTGTGAATAGGTCCCTTTAACTCCCACCACATTCCTTCGGAAGATATCCTCGTTGCGCATGAGATCATCATACATTGGTACGCAGATGTATTCACCTTCAAAAACGTTGTAATCCTGCTCGTAGTCAATTACCCCGTTGTCCGTGATCGTGCCGAATGTCATTCCATAAGCGTGTACCTGATTCTTGACTTCTTCGCCCCCATCGTCAACAGCGTTAGGGATGGGATAGTATCGCTTACGTCCGGGAATGACACTACCGGCCATCCGACCCAACCCATTGCGTATGGCAACCCCTAAAGTCACAGT